GATAGAAATGACGTCGATACCAAGTTTGCGGAGCATTGATTTATAGACGATACTGTCCTCACGATTGCGGGCAAAACGGCTGAATTTCCACAGCAGGATTGCGTCAAAGGGTTTAGGTTTGAGCTTAGCTGTGCCGATCATCTGATTAAAGCCCTGCCGCTTGGCGGTGGAACGTCCCGAAATGCCGTCATCGTGGAAGATGAACTCTTTCGGCACGATATAGCCGTTTTTCTTAGCGTATTCACGAATGAGCTTGACCTGGCTGTCAGGGGACAGTTCGGTCTGTTCTTCGGTGGAAACACGAACGTAAGCCGCTGCGATCTTCATTGATTTTTCCTCCTATTTTCTTGACATATTTAATAATATGCAGTATAATAAAAGGGCAGAATTCGCCCTTTCGTGGTTGAAGTGGGTGTGAATTTGAATCGAGCTGATATTGGTAGTATCCGCTCTGCTCGCCTCTGAGTGTTGGTAGCACTTGGGGGCGAGATTTTTTTCTGTCAGTATTTGCGGTACTGGCGTTTTTTTATTTATTGTATTTGTATACAACTTCTTTTTTGTAATTATCAGGGTTTGTCATATAAATTCTATTCACTGTAAGCGAATTATCAATACAAGTGCAGTTTACTTGAAAGCAAGTGTATTTTTTCCATATAATTATCTTCAATGAAACAATATCTCCACTAACGTTGAAATTCAAATCAGCAAATATTTCATCATTAGGATAATAAAGTATTGTGTAAGCTGCTTTTGGAAATCTATTTTCTTTTTTGGTTAATGGATTAAAGGCTAGTTGCAGATTGTAACTTCCGGTGCTGTTCATTTGGCTATTAAAAAGAGATTTTTTGAATTGTTTATCTGGTATTGCTCTATAATGCCTTTTGGCTTGTAGAATTAGATTATTGATTAAATCAAGATAGTCTAGTGCGATAGATCTGTTAGAATGTTCCAACAGGTAGTAACAATCACCATTTGCTCTAGGAGTAAGATTACTAAGGTCGAATGGTGACATAATAGCTGATGTATCAATGACTTCACCTGCTGTAGTTACTGTCTTTGCCGGAACACTTATATTGAATTTGATTTCTTTCTTGTTTGAACACGCATGGATGAGCTTTTTTATTATCATGTTGTCACCTCACAAGCTACTCATAAAGCAAACAGCCTTGCCGAGAATGCGTATAGTGTCAAGCTCCTCGTTGATATACACAAGCGGCTCATACGCAGGATTTTCAGGATTGAGGATAAGCTTATGTTTTTCAGGATAATAATAGACCCTTTTCAGCGTTGCCTCATTATCAATTATCACTGCTGCGATCTCACCGTTTTCGACCATTGGCATTTGCTTGATAAAAACGATATCGCCGTCAAATATTCTTGCGTTTATCATACTGTCACCCTTAGCTTTAAGGCAGAAATCAGCGTGGATATCAGTATCAGCCATTATGTAGCTTTCGTGATCCTCATCTGCGAAAATAGGTTTGCCGCAAGCTATCTCGCCGACCATAGGAAACTTTTTAAGTGCAAGTGGTCTGATATTGTCAAAGTCGTTGAAAATGCTATCAGACGTATTCTCAACAGTTTCTTCACCTGTGATAAGTGAAACAGGATTGAGTTTAAGCACCTTTGCAAGTTCGGCTATCTTATCCCTTTTCATATTTGATATAAAGCCGTCTTCCCACTTCTTTACTGTACTCTTGCTAACGCCAACAGCATTGCCCACATCTTCAAGAGTAAGTTCGAGTTCTGTTCTTCTTTTATTTATAAGTTTTCCTATGTCCATAATTTTTGACCTCCTGATTTGGATTGATTATATTATAACATATAAGTTTCTAAAATGCAACTACTTTTTCAAAAAAAGTGAAAAAAGTTTCCTAAAGGGGTTGACAATGCAATTTTGATATGATATACTGAAAGTGTCCTAAAGGAAACTAAGACAGGAAAGGACGGTGAAAGCAATGAATATTAATGACCTTAATGCGGAGATAGCAAGGTGTGGTCTGACCATTCCAAAACTCGCTGAGCTAATAGGCTTGGACAAGAAAACGCTGTATTCTCGTATGAAAGGGGAAACTGCGTTCAAGCAGCCTGAGATCGCAAATATCTCCAAAGTGCTGAAACTTACGCAAGAAAAGATACTTGATATTTTTTTTGCAGACGCAGTTTCTTAAAGGAAACAAGCGATTAAAAAGGGGGTGAGAATAGTGCAGTTGTTGAAACTTATAATTGAAAGTTATCGTGAAATGTGGAAAGAAAATAAACTTGGATTTATTTTAACTATATTTCCGATAGTAGCCTCCATAACAGCAATAGTGATATCTATTTTAAAATAGATACAACAATGGCGGCTGCTGACAACAAATCAGCAATAATTATTGGCACCCAATATTTGATTCTTTCTTTAGAAATGCTTTGGAGATATGCTTCTCCCTGAGGAAGAATGCGAAATATGTTTTTATACATTGGTACAAATGCAGTCGGGTGATATCCTGCGGATTCATTTGAAATAAAATCATTTTTCTGCAACAATTTAGTGGAATCTTTACAGCTTTCACCAAACTTTGCAGTAAGGGTTTTTAAAGAAACATTCGGATTTTTATTTATGTATTTGAGTATTTTCAATGTTTGAGTGTCTAGCATAACATATTCCTCTTTTCACGTTTTCTACATTATACCGCATAGAGTATAAAATTTCAAGGAGGAACAAAAATGAAACACTACAAAATTAAGCTGACAGACACGTTCAGCGGCGTAAGGCTGGTAACAGTCACGGCAAAAACGGCAGGTGAGGCTATGGATCTTGTTGACCGCTCAGAGGGTGAGAATATCGCCGTTATCGAGGAGCTTGTCTAGCATAGTACAACCCCGATATCCAATAGAATTGAGTAGGAGGTGATAAAAATGCCGAAATATCCGCCTTTAAAGGTCATAAGGCACGTTTCGTTCGACGGTGGCAAGAGTTACAAGCTTTGGGACGATTGCACGGAGCAGGAGCGGCAGGCGGCTGCGGACAGTATCGGTCGCAAGCTTGCAGGAGCTTTGCAGGATATGGTCGGGCGTGACCCGTCGCTCTGGGATAAACTTTGTGAAACGGCAAGAACTGAGCACCCTGAGTGGATAGCTTAAAACACAGGACGTTAAAATGAAAGGACGTGAGAAAATGAACAACCTGATAGCAACGTTGGAGATCATCAGATATGCATCTGCCATAGCGTTATGTATGGCACTGGTTGCACTGGTGATCTATGGGCTGTATCGAAACATAAAAGAAACCGCCGAAGACACAGTTCGTGAGGAACTGGAGCAGGCAGTGAGAGAAGCAGGCAGACCCGTGGTCAAGGTCGAAGTTGAAATGAAAGGAAAGTGGTAAAATGGCGTTGATACTGCTGATAACAATAGCCGTGCTTGCAGTGATAGATGTAGTGATGTACATATTACTTGGCGCCATTGAAAAGCACTGGGAGAAAAAGTTTAAGGAGAATAAAAATGACGAAAGATGAGATAATTACTGTGGCTAAATGCTGTATAGTAGACAACTGTGTATCATGCCCGCTTGCAGGACATGGCAATTGCATCACTGATTTCATGAATCATATTCTCGAATACATGAAAACTGAGCCTGCACTGTCTGCCAACAGCACAAGCTCAGAGATATTGAAAAATATCAATTCAACACACCTTGATGATAGCACAAAAGAGCAGATTTGTCAAGCATACGAAACTGCTGATGAAGCTTGCTCAAATATACTTACTGTCTATGAGGGAATGTCAGAATGTGAGCAGAGAGCCTTTGATATTGGAGAGGCATACGGAAAAATATTCGACATAAGATGTAAGCTTGATGAACTGAGAGGCGGTGACTGCAATGAACATTAACGCAAAGAAAGCTCAGGACAAGCTGTCGCAGGAACTGTCTGCCGCTAAGCTTGGCAAGTATGCGCAGGCGGTTGCAAAGCCTACTCTTGAGGCCCTCAAAACTTTCTGTGAGCAGAACGAGGAGTTCGCTCAGGCGGTCCTGCAGACGGACAGGACTTTCGCTGAGTGTGCGGAAAACGCTGTTAAGGGTGTAAGGGAAAGTATTTCGGATATCGAGGTCTACCGCAGAGCTGTAAGCTTTTACTTCAAGGGTGCAGACGTTCATTTTAATATGACTATCGACCTGGGCGACGGCTCGGACAGCGAAGAAACTGCAAAACCACCTGTCAGCCTGTCACTTGACGGCTTGCTTGACTTCTGAGGTAGCAGTATGAAAAAGACAAGAAAAGAGGCTCTTATCTACTGCTTTCCTGCGGTGGATAAAGAGCTTATGGATAAGATGAAAGGCAGAGGTGCTAAGAATTATGTGGTGTTCCTCACAAGGGGTGCTGAGCTTTTTGCACGTTGCTTTCACCGATACTCAACGGGTGACCTTGTGGAAAGACAGCGGTATGTGTTCGCCCGTGACGGATCTGTGAGATACGGCAGTGATAACGGCATTAACTGGTCTGTGCGTAATGACTTCCGTGAGCCTGTCTTTTGCAAGTGCTGTATGGGATATAACTATGATAATTCCTATTCGGTGCTGAACATAAAAGCCATAGACAAGTCGGATATGCGTTACAGTCAGTATCAGCATTATCACGGCAATATGCTTATATGTTATCTTCACGCATATTGCAAGCACCCTAATCTTGAGTATCTTATGAAACAGAACTATGACGTAACAAGCGTGAGATACACAGGTTGGTGGGGATACCAGGAAAAGTTCCTGCTCTCTCAGCGTGTGAACTGGAAAAGTAATGACCTGCTGAAAATGCTCGGACTAAACAAGACGGAGTTCAAGACACTCAAAGGCAGCGAACAGCTGTGGGAGCAGTATCTTGACTATCGTGAGGAATATCCAAAACTAAGACCAGAAGATTTACTGAATATAGCAAAGGTCTTTAAGAACGAACACGGCACTCTTGAACGTTTTGTGAGGATAACAGGTCTTACACCGCAAAGGGTGGCACGATACATAAACGAGCAGGAAATGACACCTCTTGATTACAGCGACTATCTGGAGCAGTGCGAAACGCTGGAGTATAACATTCACGATACAATGATAGCATTGCCACACGATTTCTGGACAATGCACAACAGGCTCACTAAGATCATCAACTATGAGCATGATGAGCTTGTTTTGCAGAACTTCACAAAAAGACTTGCAGAGCGTGTCTGCCTTGAATTTTCGGCAGACGGCTTGCTTATCAGACAGCCACACAGTTTGAAAGAGATAGAGGACGAGGGCAGGATACTTTCCCATTGTGTGGGCGGATATGCAGAACGCCATGCTATGGGAAAGCTAAGTATAATGTTCCTGCGGAAAGCCTCTGAACCTAACAAGCCTTACTATACTGTTGAGGTGAGCCAATACGGCGGTATCGTGCAGTGCAGAGGGTATAGGAACAACGTGGTACAAAACGGCGGCGAGGACAAACCGCAGGAGATAAAGGACTTTGAACAGAAGTATCAGCGGTATCTTGACAGGGTGTTCGATGAGAAACGAAAGGAGCGTAAAACAGCATGAACGAACTATCGGCAGAATATATCAAGGCGGCTGAGCTTGACCGCAGGATAAAGACCTCAGCTCAGCTTGCACAGCAGAGCCTTTACGATATGTGTATGGGCTTTAAGGAAATGAGGGACAGCAGGCTTTACAAGGAGCTTGGGTATTCGGAATTTAATGATTACTGTAAATCTGAAACAGGCTTTTCGGATAGACAAGTATATAACTACATTTCGATTGTTGAGAAGTTGCCAAAAGAATTAGTGAACTCGAGTTCACTAATCGGAGTAAAGAAACTAACACTTCTCACCAAGCTTTCTGAGGACGAACGTTCTGAACTTACCGAGAACACCGACCTTGAAAACACATCAGTAAGAGAGCTTGAAGAAAAGGTCAAACAGCTTAAGATCAAGGCTGACAAGGCAGATATGCTCAGCGGAAGACTCGACGATATGAACGGTATCTGCGATAGGATATCAAAGCAGAGGGACAAGGCTGAACTCCGCATACGTCAGCTTGAAGCCGAGATAAAGGACCTTGAAAACCGTCCTATAGAGGTGGCTGTGGAAACGGACAGCAAAGAGGTGGCGAACCTTAAAGACGCTATGCGGCGTGTTGACCTTGACTGGTCGGAAAAATATTCAAAGCTTGAAGAAGACAGCCTGAAAGACCGCAGAGAGCTTTTGCAGAAAGCTGAGCAGGCTGAAAAGGATAAGCAGGACAAGCTTTCACAGCTTCGTGAAGAGCTTGACAGAACTAAGGCGGAGTATGAGAAAAAGCTTGCGGGGAAGGCGGAGATCACGCCAACGCAGGACGATAAAGCCATATTCAAGGCTTATCTTTCCACCGCTGTTGACAGCGTAACAAGGCTTGTGGGCTTTGTGAACGAGCATAATGACAGCGACAATTACGGACTTTTCACACAAAAAGCAAGACAGCTTGCGGATATAATCAATTCAAAACTGGAGGTATAAAAATGAAACTTTATGAGCTTACAAACGATTTTCAGAGGCTTTTTGACAGCCTTGAGGATATGACGGAAAATGCCGAGCTTACGGCAGAGGAAAAGGCTGAGGCTGAAAAGGTGTGGTTTGATACCCTTGAATGCGTTGAGGCTGAGTTTACAGACAAGGCAGAGAACGTTGCGGCTTATGTTAAGGTGCTGAGCAGCGAGGCGAAAATGCTTGAAGCAGAGGAGAAAGCCCTCAAAGCAAGACGTGAGCAGAAGGTCAAGCAGGCAGAGAGCCTTAAAGCTTATCTTATGAACAGTATGCAGAGGGTCAACCTTAACAAAATAGAGGGCGTTATGGCTAAGATAAGCATTACAAAGGGCAGGGAAAGCACCGAGATAACAGACCCGAAAGCCTTTGTGGAGTGGGCAAAGGTCAATGATGACAGCCTGCTGAAATACAAAGATCCTGACATAAGCAAGACGGCTGTCAAGGCGGCTATCGAGGCAGGCAGAGAGATCCCCTATGCGGCAGTTGTCCGCAGACCGGGACTGACCATAAGATAAGGAGGGAAAGAGAATGGGACTTGCAATACTTGTATTAGGCTTTTCGGGAAGCGGCAAATCTGCTTCCCTGAGAAATTTCAAAGAGGACGAGCTTGCACTTGTGAACGTGAACGGAAAACAGCTTCCGTTCCGCACACAGTTTAAGTCAACGATACATACCGACAATTACGGTGAGATAGAACGCTTTATGAAAGCTCAGACGGCAAAGTCCATAGCCGTTGACGATAGTCAGTATCTTATGGTGAACGAGTTTATGCGCCGTGCAAAGGAAACGGGCTATCAGAAGTTCACCGACATTGCAAAGAATTTTTGGGAGCTTGTGAGAAGCGTTGAAATGCTTCCCGAAGATGTTATCGTGTATTTTCTCAATCACCTTGATACAGGCGAGGACGGCAGGCAGAAAGCTAAAACTATCGGCAAGCTGCTTGATGAGAAGATAACTGTCGAGGGTATGTTCACAACTGTGCTTAAAACTGTTGTGGTTGACGGCAAGTATCTTTTTGCCACTCAGACGGACGGCACTGACACCTGCAAAAGTCCTATCGGGCTGTTCGACAGTATGTACATAAGCAACGATCTGAAACTTGTTGATGAAGCACTGAGGACATACTATCATCTTGCAGACGAACATATCTGCTCCGAGTGCGGAAAGACGATAATGTCAGACGGCAAGCGTACAGTTCAGCAGATAATAGACGGCTCGATGAAGAATTACGGCAAACAGCTTTGTATGAAATGCGTTCTGAAAAGGGTAAAGGCGGCGAAGTCCAATGAAACTGCGAACGTATCAGAATGAGCTGGTGGAGCAGGTAAGGCAGGCTTGGCGTGCAGGGTATAAAGCACCCTGCATAGTCCTGCCCTGCGGTGGAGGAAAGTCCTGCATAGTTGCTGAAATGGCTAGGCGGACGACCTTTAACGGCAAGAGAGTGCTTTTTCTCGTCCACAGACGTGAGCTTGTGGAGCAGATAAAAAAGACGTTTATCCGCTGGGGCGTTGATATGAAACTCTGCGAGGTGGGTATGGTGCAGACTATTACAAGACGGCTTAAAAAGCTTGCCAGACCTGCACTTATCATAACTGACGAAAATCATCACAGCCTTGCTCAGTCCTACAAACGCATATACGAATACTTTTCAGACGTGCCGAGAGTGGGCGTTACAGCGACTCCTGTCCGCCTTAACGGCGACGGGCTTGGTGACGTGAACGACAAGCTTATCATTGGCGTATCCGCAAAATGGCTTATTGACAACAGCTGCCTTGCACCTTATGACTACTACGCCCCTGACGTTGCCGACCTTACAGGACTGCACGTTTCTCACGGTGAATATATGGCGGCGGAGATAGAGAAAGCTATGGTGAAAAATACTGTTTTCGGCGACGTCATAAAGTATTACAAACAGTTAGCAAATGGCAAAAAAGCGGTCTGCTACTGTGCTTCCGTCAGACATTCTCAGCGAACGGCAGAGGTGTTTAATGAAAACGGCATAAAGGCGGCACACATTGACGGCTCTACTCCTAAGAGCGAGCGTGACAGCATTATCTCAGCTTTCCGCAGGGGAGATATAACGGTGCTGTGCAACGTTGACCTTATCTCAGAGGGCTTTGACGTCCCCGACTGCGAGTGTGCCATACTCCTGCGCCCCACCAAGAGCCTTACTCTTTACATTCAGCAGGCTATGAGATGTATGCGGTATAGACCTAACAAAAGAGCCGTCATAATCGACCACGTTGGCAACTATGCAAGGTTTGGTATGCCTGACGATGACAGGGAGTGGAGCTTGGAGAAAAAGCCGAAAACTCAGCATAAAAAGCAGGAGCAGAGCGACAAGGTGAAACAATGCCCCGAATGTTTCTATACTTTCTCTGCTCCCCATGCGGGCGTGAAAGTATGCTGTCCTCACTGCGGATATGAGTTTCCCTCAGCCGAGAGAAAGCTTGAAACTGACAGCAGCGTTGGGCTTGTAAAGGTGGAGGGATTTAAGCTTGACTTTTCAAGTCCTGCCGATTGTCATACCTATCCCGAACTTTTGCAGTATGCGAAAAGTCACGGCTACAAATCAGGCTGGGCGTATTATCAGGCAAGGCAAAGGGGGCTTATAGGTTGACGGAAGAACATAGGATACAAAACGAGATACGCTGTGCGGTATCGCCCTACTGCACTGTCTTTCGTGTGAACGTGGGCGAGAGCAGGACAGTTGACGGCAGATATTTCACCACAGGAGTGCCGAAAGGTTTTTCAGACCTGTTCGGCGTAAGGCATAAGGACGGCAGAGCTGTCTTTATCGAAGTCAAAACAAAGTCGGGACGAGTTCGTCCCGAGCAGAAGAATTTTATAACAAAAATGCGTGAGTGCGGAGCATTGGCAGGCATATGCCGATCAGCAGAGGACGCAGTAAATTTACTAACGGGGGAATAAAAAATGGGATTTAAGTCAAATCAATCAGAGGCATTTCAGAACGGATTAAAGCCTGAGGGCGATTACGAGTGCATCATAACCGCTATCGAGGAACGCACAACAAAGAAAGGCTCTATGGGTCTTAACTTCACTCTCGTCATCAGAAATGACGTGCAGGGACAGAAATACGGCAACTCCTGCCTGTTTCACACCATATGGAAAAAGCATGAACCTAACGAGAACGATATGCAGGTGGAGGGCTACAACTTTGCTCAGCTTATGGCAATGGGCAAGGCGGCTAAGCTTCCCGACGGCAAGGAGTATGACAGCCTTAAAGCATACTGCACCGACCTGCTGAACAAGTGCATAAGGGTAGATCTCACACACGAGGAATGGAACGGCAAGGAGCAGGAACGCATTAATTTTGTCAACCCTACAAAGTATCCTGAGTGCAAGCATAAGTTTAAATCCTCTGCACCGAAGGCGGACAGCTTTGCGGCTAAGCAGACGGGCTTTGCGCCTAAGACAAATACGCAGGCTGACAGCGCCATAGGCTCGCTTGAAGATTTTGAGGACGTGCTTACAGATGACGGCGTGCCGTTCTGATTTCTGAGAAAAGCGAAAAGTCATAGTGCTTTTGCATAAAAACGCAGACGATATTTTGTGCAAACAAATGATTTATGTTTTAATTTGGCAACATTTCTGCAATTGTTGCATTTTTAATGCAACTTTTTGGGTGTTTTTCGGGGATAAGTGAAAGGCTTTGACTTTTCAAAATTTATGTTAGGAGTTGGATATATGTACGAACAAATACCGCAGGAGCTTAAAACCCTGCCAAACTGGATATGCTGGGACGCTGTGCCTGATGAAAAGAGAGGGAAGATAAAGAAAGTGCCGATAAACGCACTTACAGGCGGAGGGGCTATGTCAAATAACCCCTCTACTTGGTGCGATTTCGATACGGCTGTGAGAGCCTCGGAAAAACATTCGGGCATAGGATTTATGTTCGGCGGCTGTCCGTATTTCGGTGTTGACATTGACGGCAAAGAGGAGGAGCTTGAGGCATACCAAAGGGGAGAGAACGGCAACATCATATCTGAATTTATCTCCACCCTGCAAAGCTATACTGAGATATCTCAATCGGGCAAGGGCATACATATCATATGCAGAGGAACACTCCCAAAGCGTGGCAGACGTAAAGGCTCAGTTGAGATGTATGAGGACGGCAGATTTTTCGTTATGACAGGTAACTCCTGCTCAGAATATGAGGGCATCGCAGAGTGTTCCGACAGCATAAAGCCATTGCACGAAAAGTACATAGGAGGCGGTCACGAGCCTGTGGCAAAGGCTGTTCCTGCTGTCAGACTTGACACCGCAGACCAGATAATCAAAGCTGCGGCAGGAGCAAAGAACGGCGGAAAGTTCGTGTCGCTCTACAGCGGAAGAACCGCAGGATATGCTTCGCAGAGTGAGGCTGATATGGCGTTCTGCTCAATGCTTGCGTTTTGGACAGGCTGTGACGCAGAAAAAATGGATATGATATTCCGCTCCTCTGGTCTTATGCGTGAAAAGTGGGACAGGGCGCAAAGCGGTTCGACCTATGGCGCACTCACGATCCAGAAAGCCATTGCCGATTGCGACAAGACCTATTCGCCAAAGTTCGCAGGGGGATTTTCTCTTAACTTCAAGTCGCTCTCTGAGCCGATTTCTGTGGGTGCTGTGGAGCAGGAAGAAGC